GCCAGGGCCCGCCGGCCCGCCCGGCGCCGACTCGAGCGTGCCAGGGCCCGCCGGGCCCGCCGGCCCGCCCGGTGATCCCGGCGCCGACTCGACCGTGCCAGGGCCCGCCGGGCCCGCCGGCCCGCAAGGTCCGCCCGGCGAAGGGACGTCGACGTGGCAGTGAGCTCGCCGATCCCGCCGGTTCTGCTCGCGGCCGTATGGGCTCCGTGGGCCGAGGTACGCGTCGACCTCGGCATCGTGCGCGCGTGGGAGGCGACCGGGACTCAATGGGGCGGCGGCGCGTGGGGCGTCGATCAATGGGGCGAGGGCTATCTCACGCCGGCGGCATGGCACGACGTCACGGCCGATATCGAGTCGCTCGATCTCGACACGGGGCGAAACGGCGTCGACGACCCGGGCGACGTCGGCACATGCTCGCTCACGCTGTATGACCCGGCCGGCGCCTATGCGATCGGCGGCGAGCACTCGGCGCTCGGCGACCTCTTGCGCGTGCGCGTGCGCCACATGGCGAGCGATCGAGCTCGCATCGTGTTCTATGGGAAGGTGGCCGACGCGACCGCGATCGGTTCATTTACCGAACCGACGACGAGCCTCAAGGCGATTGACATGCTCGGGAGCGTGCTCGGGAGCGACGACGGCGAGCCGTTACCCGCGCAGAGCACGAGCGAGCGCCTCGGCGAGCTACTCGATCGCGCCTCGTTCCCGCGTGATCTGCGCGAGCTCAAGAGCGATCCGACGGCGCTCGCCCCGGTCGACAAGGTAGGCGCTCGGATCGACGCGGCACGCGGCGCGACGTCGAGCGCGATCGGCGGCTCGATATGGGCCGCGGGCGATGGCACGATCATTTACCGGCACGGCATGGCGACGGTTGACCCGAGCCAAGAGCCCGTTTACCGGATCGGTACGGCGCCCGGGTTCGTCTGTCCGAGCCGACTCGATCTGATCGAGGCGGCGGCGAAGGTCGTAAATGTGTATGACTGGGCGAATCAGGATGGCACCCTACGCTCGACCGCGACACACGCGGAGAGCGTGCGCCGGTTCGGTCGAGGCGCGAGCGTGCGCACGGACGTACTCAACACGAACCCGGGCGAGCTCGACGCACTCGTGAGGGGCGAGCTCAAGCGAACCGCGACACCGGCCGAGCAGGTCGACGGATGCGAGATACCGATTCACGACGACGAGAGCGCCGAGCTCGTGCTCGTGGCGATCGGCGAGCTCGTCGACGTCAGCTATACCGGCTCGGCTCCGTGGGCCGGGCTCTACCTCGTCGGCGGGTACGCGCATCACATCACACCCGACGAGTGGACCGTTCACATTAAGGCGTACCCGGCGAGCGTTACGGCAACATGGGGCCGCGCCGTTTGGGGCGCGTCACTATGGGCCGCATGAGCGAAAGGAACTAGCACGATGCCGAACCCGAACCGACCGCAATATCAAGACACGATCGAAGAAACCTGGGGGCAGGCGGTCGCCGATACCGTCGTGCGGCGCTACACATCGAGCGCCGACCGCGACGCGGACCTCGCCGGGTTCACGCCGGCGCAACTCACCGGTCAAGTTGTCGCGATCGCGCCCGGCGCCGGCGCTTTGCCCTACCTGATGCAACACAACGGCGCCGCGTGGGTTCTGACTGTCGCGCCTATTCAAGCGGGTTCGAGCGTAGTCGTGACGAACTCTGGCGGCGCGGTGAATATCTTCCCGCCGCGCGCGCAAAGAGCGGGTGATTTTATGACGCCGGTTGCTATCCCGGTCGGCGCACAGAATGGCGGGTTCTGGATGGGAGCGAACGATCAACCGAACTACTTTCAGATAATCACGCCGGCCTATCCGAACTCCAGTCTCCGCGTGAACTGGAGTCTTCCCCCGTACGTGTGAGAAAGGCGAATGCCGATGCGCGTTATCAAATCAGAGCTAGCCGATGGTCCGAGCTACCAGATCATCGAGGGCAGTTATACAGAGGCGGAAATGGCCGAACTGCTCGCCGCGGCCGATGCGAGTCAATGGATCGAGGCGCAAGCGGTCGTGGTATCGCCTGAGGAATACCAAGAGCAGCCATGAGCATTAACGACGAGCTCGCGCGGTGGCGCGAGTGGCCGGGCCCGCGCGAAGAGCCCGAGGACGAGCCGTCCGAACCGTGGGCCCGAGGCGCGCCCGATCGCCGGCACGCTCGACACGAGAGGCGCGACGATGACTCTTAACCGCGTGGCGATCCCATCGCCGAACTATTCGAGCCGAGGCGGCGCCGGCGTGCGTCTCGTCGTATTGCACACGGCCGAGGGCGCGCTCACCTATCAAGCGCTCGGCAATTTCTTCGCGAACCCGAGTTCGGACGTGAGCTCTCACGTCGGGATCGACGACACGGCTGGCACGGTCGGCGAGTACGTTCCGCCGGGATACAAGGCGTGGACACAAGCGGACGCGAATCCCTATTCGGTCGCGGCCGAGCTCTGCGCGTTCGCCGAGTGGGACGGCGCCGAGTGGGATCGACACCCGGCGATGTTGCTCAATGCGGCCGAGTGGGTGCGCGAAGAGTGCGGGCGATTCGCTATCCCGATCCGCGCGCTCAGCACCGCGGAGGCTCAAGGCGGCGGCGCCGGCGTGTGTCAGCACGTCGACCTCGGCGACGCGGGCGGGAATCACTGGGACTGTGGGCCCGGGTTCCCGATGGGCGACGTAATCGCACAAGCACAACGCGGCGGCGCACCGGCGCCGACGAGCAGAAAGGGACGAAACATGATCGCGAGCACGAGCACGGGCGCGGGCTACTGGACAGTGACGAGCGACGGCGCGATCGGCGCGTTCGGGGATGCTCAATACGCGGGCGGCGGGTTCGATCCCGACGTCGTGACCGGCGAGATAATCGGGATCGCCGGCAAGGGCACCGATGGGTATTGGCTCTTTGCGAGCGATGGCGGCGTGCTCACGTTCGGCTCGGCGGAGTTCTACGGGCGACCCGATCGAGCGTGAGCTCGTGGGGCTCACGGATGCCGAGTGGCTCCTGCTCGGCGTCGGGCTCGGCACGCTCGCCGGCGCGGTAACCGCGCTCATGTGGCGAGTGTTCGGCCGCGGGCCGCGCGATCGCGATTAGCTCCGCACACGATCGCCCGAGAGGGCACGAAACGCGTCGGCCGGGCCCTAGTGCCAGGAATCGAGCAGGGCCAACGCGACGAGGCGCCCCGGGCGGGAGGCGGTCGTCGGGGTGGACAACCTGCTCGACCCGGGGCGCCCCTACCCCGGCGCGGCGAGAGCTGTCAGACACACGGGCGCCGGTAGGTTGCCGCGCCCGATGCTACCGGCGCCGGCGCTCGTCGCGGGTGAGCCACCATCCACTCAGGTAGGACTCTTCCGCGACGTCATGATCGAGCCACCGGCCGAGCCACCGGCCGAGCCACCGGAGCACGCTCATCGGCCGAGTGTGCGTCCGACTGATACCGCCGCGGCGCGCTCGGCGTCGTCGACGGCGTGGGCGTACACATCGAGCAGGATCGCCGGATCGTGGCCGAGGTAGCTCGCCATGCTCTTGACGTCGCCACCGGCGGCGAGGCCTTGCGTCGCGAAGTAGTGGCGAAGGCCGTGCGGGTGGCACGCGGCGACCGGGAGGCCGGCGTCGACACAGAGCTCGCGCGAGCGCCGGCTCACATAGTCGGGCCGGTACGGCGTCGACCCGTGCGGCATCGTGTCGGGCCCGAAGATGAACCCGCGCCGGCCGTCGAGCTCGACCTCGGCCGAGAGGCAGAGCGACTCACGCCGGGCCCGATGGGCGACGAGCTCGGCGAGCGCCTCGGGCGAGAGCTCGATCGTGCGCCGGCGCCCGTTCTTCGTCGTACCCTCGGCGTAGCGCTTGCCTTTCGGGCTCGTGAGCGAGCGGTGAATCTTGAGAGTCGAGCGCTCGACGTCAAGATCGCCCCACCGGATCGCGCAGAGCTCACCGCGGCGGGCGCCCGTGAGAGCGGCGACGCGGAGCAGGACGCCGAGCGTCGGGTTCGCCCGCTCGACCGCATCGAGGTACCGGCGGGCGAGCTCGGGCTCGGGAGCGGTACCCGAGGGCCGAGGCTCGGGCGGCGGGCTCGCTTGCTTTGCCGGGTTGCGGTCAAGCTCTCCCCACCGGAGGCCGGCCGAGAGGGCGCCCGAGATGAGGGCGTGCCAGGCGCGGACACCCGAGGCGCCGAGGCCGTCGCGGTCAAGGCGGGCGTACAGAGCATCGAGCTCGCCGGCCGTGATCGAGCTCGCCGGCGAGCGCCCGAGCGCGGTCTCGGCGAGTAGCTCGAGCTTCCGGCGCATTTCGGCGACGTAGCTCTCGGCTCGCCCGAGGCGCTCCCGGTCGTCGACGTAGCGCCGGCAGAGCCCGGCGAGGGTGTCGGGTGATCCCTCGGCGAGCGCGACGTCGAGCTCGTCGTACAGGCGCCTCTGGACCCGCTTCGCTTCCGCCTCGTCGCCGCGGACGACTCGAACGAGGCGCCGGCGTGCTCCGGCATCCGTCGAGCTCGCGACGACGCGGAAACCTCCGCGCGGGTGGCGGGTGATCCCGGGCGGGAGGCGCCGGGCTGGGCTCTTGCTCTTCCGTGTGTCTGACATGCGGTCAAGTTTACTCGATCGCCGAGCGTCGGGCACACGCTCGGGCACACGGGCAAGATCGGCGACCTTTCTTTCCGACCGTTTCCCCTGGTCAAGTAGTCGGGCTGGCCGGATTTGAACCGGCGACCTCTTGACCCCCAGTGACGAGCGGAATCGCTCTAGCTGCGGAAATAACCGCAACGGTCCTGCATGTGCCTACCTCGTGGCCAGGGGCGCAGGTGGGCTCGGGCACACATCGGGCACACGCTCGGGCACACGCGCGAAACGAGCCCGGCCCGTAGGCACGCGCTCGTCCCTGCTCGCCGGCGAATCGGCCCGAGCTCTTGACGCCGAGTCGATCGAGGGGCTCGACTACGGCGAAGAGGGGCAGAGCATGAGAGGGGCGCCGATGAGCGATCCCGTAGAAACCGGGGGGGGGGGGGGGCGTAGTCCCGTAAGCGCCCGAGCCGAGCTCTACGGGGCCCGGCTCAAGGCCGAGGCGATGCGGCAAGGGTTCCTCGGGCGTGATCTGGCCGATCTGATCGGCGTATCCGAGTCGGCCGTATCGCGATGGTTCTCGGGCGAGCGGGAGATCGCCGAGCGCCACCGCCAAGCGCTCGCCCGAGCGCTCGACGTCCCGCTGCTCGCGCTCTTCCCACCGATGAGCCCGGCCGGCGAGCGTGTGGCATGAGTCGCGACGAGGTACCGCCGACGATCGGGCTCGACGAGGCGGCTCGATGGCTCGGGCTCTCGTATGAGAGCGCCCGCCGGCGGGCCGTGGCCGGCCGGTTCCCGGGCGCGTTTCAGATCGGCCGCGTGTGGCGTGTGTCCCGGCGGGCGATCCTCCGTGAGATCGAGCGCCTCGCCGGATTGAGCTCACATGAGCCCATAGTGCCTCACGCTCGCCCCGGGGCGCCGGCCCGGGCCCATGTGCGCCCGGCGGCTCTCGATGGCTCTCGGGGCGATTCCGCCTTGACTAGAGGCCGGTTCATCGCGGCGAGCTCGCCGGCGTCGATCCCGCTCGACGAGCCATCGCTCGTGCACAAGCGGGCGCGGAAATCGTGAGGCGGGCTGTGCTTTTGAATTCTGAATTGCTTACGCAATTCAGTAATAGGCGCGGGCCGGTTCTGTGGACAAGGTGGCTGAGGCAGGATCGTTACGTCTCGTTACGTCTCATTACGCAGAGCGCGAGTTTCTAACTGTGGATGAATCTGTGGACGGCGCCGGGGATAACTGGTCCTTCCGGATGGGCGACGAGGTTCGCATCACAGAAGGTCAACACGCCGGGTTGTATGCGACCGTGATCGCGGTACGGACCGAGGCACTCGTCGAGTTTCCCGATCGCCGGCGGAGCATTATCCCGACTGGCTCGCTCGTCCTCGTCCTACGGCCGGCACCGGACGCGAGCAACGCAATTCGGGCCGCAGAGCTCATCCGCGAGGCATTCGATCCGTGAGCAGGGTGTTTCATACTTGCCGCTATTGCGGCGTGACGATCCGTCGCAGTGTGTCGGGTATCTGGCGTACCCGCGGCGGCTCGGGCTACTGCATCGACGCGCCCGAGTGGGATCATTTGCCGCTCACACGCAAGGCGGCGAGCTCGTGAGCGAGTACCGAGGCGCCACACGCGACACATACCGGGGCCGGGCGATGCTCGTCGCGGTCGAGGCTGTGCAAGGGCCGAGAGGCGTCGGCTCGTGTGCGTGGCCGGGATGCCTCGCCCCGTGGGAGCAGGTCGATCACATACTCGCCCGCAACCTCGGCGGTACCGACGAGCCGGCGAATCTGCAGGGGCTCTGCCAATTCCACAACGCGGCGAAGGGCGACGGTACACAACGGGGATATCGGAGGCCGGCGCCGAGAGTCGGCGACCCGGGCGAGCGCTCGCGAAGGTGGCTCCCGTGACGATCGAGCGCTATTACGAGTTGATGGGCGAGATCGTGGCCGAGCTCGGCGAGATCGTGGCCGAGCTCGGGCGCCTACGGGTGGCGGTCGAGGTACTCGCCGGCGCCGAGCTCGATCGCCGGGAGGTGGCGGGCCCGGTTCCGTTCGATCAGGGCGACGAGTACGAATGAGCCTCGCTCTCGCTCTCATGCTCGGGGCGTCGATCGGGCTCGTGTTCGGGGCCCTGCTCGCTTTCGCTCTCGATCCCGACCGCGACCGTTACCGTTACCGCCGGCGCCGACGCCGGCCATGGTGGCGCGCCGACGTCCCGGCCGACGGATCGCCACACGACCGCGCCCGGGCTCGGGCTCTCGGGTTCCCGCCATCATCGGGAGCACCGGGCCCGGGCCGGGATCACTGATCGGGGGGGCGCACCGGGACACGGATCCGGGTACCGGGGCCGGGGGGCGAGACCGGGGGGGCAGACCCGGGGCCGGATAGCGGGGGCGTACCCGGTACCCGGCTACCTACCCGGCACCGGCCCGGGTTCGTGTGGCTCGTCGAGTCGAGCTCGATCGCCGAGCGAATCGCAAGAGAGAACACACACACCGCGGCCGAGCGCCGGCCGAGCGAAGAGAAATAAATTCGCTTGAGCTCTCGACTCTCTGAGAAGAGAAGAGCGCCCGAGCTCGACGAGCTCGACGACGCGAAACGGTTGGACGTTTCTTAAGGACCGTAACTCGACGTGGCTCCCCCCCGGGAGTTCCCCCACCGGGCCCGAAACCTCCCAAAAGCGCCCCGGGCCCGTAGCCTTGTCGGCCGTGCATGATCCGTGCGCCCGAGAGCTCACTCGATCGAGGCCGGCGTTTCGACGCTTGACGTCGGGACACGGGCGCCGGCGGCTCTAAGTGCCGAAACTCCCGACAGTCCCGGGCGAGCTCGCCGGCGCGATCCGCCGAGGCAAGGGCGAGGGTCGGCTCGGGCCCGAGCACAAGGTCGACGTTTCCCGGGCCCGGTTGCTCGCCGGGATGCTCGTCGACGACGCGACACCGCGCTCGGCGATCGCGGCGATCGACCGCCGGCTCGATGTGATCCTCGTCCGGCTCGGGATCGTGAGCGAGGCGACCGGGCCGACCGAGCTCGCCGAGTGGCTCGCCGGGCTCGACACGACCGAGGGCGAGCTCGACGACGATCCCGACGACGACGAGCCTCCCGACCCGGGGCCCGATGGGGCTCCGCTCGAGCTCGAGGAACCGGATCGGGGCGAGAGCTCCGCACACGATCGCCCCTAAGGGCACGAACCGGCCGGGCCGGGCCCTAGTGCCAGGAATCGAGCAGGGATAATGCGGCGCCCGCTCTTCGCGCCACCGAGAGCGACGCGGCGCTCGGAAGGGCCGAGGGCGGCGGCGATCGCCCGCCGAGCTCTCGGGCTCGATCCGCTCGCGTGGCAGAGGTTCGTTCTAAACCGCGGGCTCGATCGAGTGGGCGGGCGATGGCGATGGCGAACCGTCGTCGTAACCGTGGCGCGGCAGAACGGGAAGAGCTCACTACTGCGCGCGCTTATCGCGCACCGGCTCATCGAGGGCGACACGATCGGCGCGCTCTCGTCGATCCGTGCGGTCGGTAAGGAAGTCATGTTCGATCCGCTCGCGGACGCGTTCACGGGCCGGCGCCTCGTCGACCTCTTCGATTCCCGGGCGACTCGATCGAACGGAAACGAGGCGCTCTCGCTCCGCGCCACCGGCGGGCGCCTCGTGATGCCGAGCGCCTCCGAACGCGGCGCACACGGGTACTCGCTCGATCTGGCGATCGTCGACGAGGCATGGGCCCTACGGGACTACCGCGTGCCACAAGCGCTCACGCCGACCCAGATCGCCCGGCCCGATCCTCAGCTCTGGGTCGTGTCGACCGCCGGCACGAGCGAGAGCGCGTGGCTCCGCGAGCTCATCGAGGCCGGCCGGGGCGTCGGCGCCGGCGGCGATCGGCTCGCGCTCTTTGAATGGGCGGCGCCGGCCGAGCTCGACGCGAGCGACGTCGCCGGGTGGGAGGCGGCGAACCCGGCGCTCGGCGAAACGATCGGGCTCGACGAGCTCGGGCACGCCTACGCGATGGCGACCTCGCCCGAGAGCCGAGGCGAGTTTGAGCGAGCTCACTTGAACCGCTGGACGGCCGGGATCGAGGCGATCATTTCGGCCGAGGCGTGGCGGGCATGCCTCGCGCCCGAGCTCGGGATCGGGCGCGAACTCGTGTTCGGATTCGACGTCGCGCTCGATCGCTCTCAGAGCTCGATAGCGGTCGCGGGCATCGCCGGCGAGCGGGTCGTCGTCGAGCTCGTCGAGTTGCGCCCCGGTACCGAGTGGCTCGGCCCGGCACTCGCCGAGTTGCGCCGGCGCTGGGCGCCTCTGGCGATCGTGGCGAGCGAGGCCGGCCCGGCTCGCTCGATCGTGGGCGAGCTCGTGGCGGGCGGCGAAGCGATCGAGCCCTACAACGCGAGCGCCTACGTCGCGGCCTGCCAGATGTTCTACGACCTCGTGAGCGAGGGCCGGCTCGCGCATCGAGGGCAGGGCGAGCTCGACGCGGCGGCGCGGGCCGTGGGCCGGCGGGCGGTCGCGGATTCGTGGGCGTTCGGGCGGGCCGTGAGCTCGGCCGATATCTCGGCGCTCGTGGCCGCGACGATCGCCGCGCATCGAGTGAGCCGGCCGCACATCGCGCCGAGGATCGTCGTCGGGTAGTCAAGTCAAGCGCTCACGAGCAGGGGCGAGGCGTAGCGTTTGCGCCCGTATGGCAATTTTCCGTCGACGTCGAGCGGTCGAGGCCGGCGCCGACGAGCGCCGGGCACAAGCGGCCGGGCTCCCGGGCGAGGTAACCGGGCTCCCGATCGGCACGGGCGACGAGGCGCCGGTTACCGCGACCGAGGCACTCGCGACCTCGGCGATCGCCGGCGCCCTGAACGTGATCGCCGGGCGCGGCTCGACGCTCCCGTTACAGCGTTGGCGCGGGCCGACCGAGCTCGACCCCGGGACGTTTCTCACGCATCCCGAGAGCGACAACAACACGCCGGCGAGCTCGACGATCTGGCACACGCTCGCCGATATGTGCCTCGCCGGCGCGGCGTATTGGCGCGTGCTCTTGCGCGATTTCTCGGGGTTCCCGCTCGTCGTGCGGCGCCTAGAGCCCGTGCGATGCTCGCCGCGCATCGAGCAGATTCCCGGGATCGGGCGCGTGATTATCGGATGGCTCGTCGATGGGATCGAGCTCGACGAGCGCGAGGTTCTCGCGTTCCCCGCGCCGAACGGCCGCGGGTGGTGCATCGACGGCGCCCGGGCGATCCGTACCGCGATGGCGCTTGAGCGCGCGGCGAAGCATTACGCGGATGAGCCCATGCCGACGATCGTTCTCAAGAATGTTTCGGGCGTCGACATTCCCGACGAGAAGGTGGGCGCCATACTCGATGCGTGGAAGGCGAGCCGTGCTAAGCGGACGACGGCATATCTGAACAGCGCGCTCGACGTCGATCACGTCGGGTTCACGGCCGTAGAAATGCAACTAGCGGACAGCCGGCAGCAAGCGGTTCTAGAGATTGCGCGCATGACGGGCGTGCCTCACGGATTGCTCGCTGCATCACCGCAAGGCGCGACGCTCACCTACCGCAACATCGAGGGCGAGAATCAACAAGCCTTGCAAGCGATGGCGCCCTACCTCGTGGCGGTCGAGCAGCGCTTGAGCGCCGACGACGCAGTGCCACACGGCCAGCATGTGCGATTCGATCTGACCGAGCTCATGCGCCCGGCGACCGGCGACCTCGTGCAGATGGTCGCGACGCTCTATCCGATGGGGCTCATATCGGCGCCCGAGGCGCGCGACCTGCTCGGGTTCGGCGCGGCGGCGCCCGCGGGCCCGCCGGCGCAACCGGCGCCCGCGCCTCTCCCGGCCGCGCCCGTTCCCGTACCGAGCCGATCGGGGCCCGTACCGTGACGACGACGCAAACAATCGTTCTGCTCATCGAGGTAGGGGTGATCGCCGGCGTCGCGCTCTTGACGTGGCTCGGGATCGGGCGGCGCTCGTGAGCGTTCACCCGAATCAATTGCGCTTGTGGGGCGAGCTCGCCGAAGAGCCGACGCCCGGGCTCATATGGGCGGCGGCGCCGATCGCCGGCGTGAACGAGACGCGGCGCACGATCGCCGGGCTCGTCGTCCCGTGGGAGATACCGGCCCGGGTGAACGGCGCGGAGTTTCCGCTCCGGTTCGCGCGCGGCTCGATCCTCGTCGACGCCGGCGCCCGCTTGCTCGCGCATCACGATCGCTCGCGCCCGCTCGGCGCGCCGCTCGATTTCAAGGACACGCCGGCGGGATTGCGGGCGACATTCAAGGTCGCGCGGACCCGCGACGGCGACGAGGCGCTCTCGATGGCGAGCGACGGCATACTCGATGGGCTCTCGATCGGCGCCGAGTTGATCGACGTCGCCGAGCTCGCCGGCGAGATCGTCGTGAACGCGGCGCTCGCTCGCGAGGTTTCACTCGTGACTCTCCCGGCGTGGGCGATCGCTCGCGTCGGTTCGTGAAAGGAAGGCAGCTAAATGCGACACACGACCCGACGGCCGAGAGCGCTCTCACTCGTCACGGCCGAGGCATACCGACCCGAGCGTGTCGACGACGACGGCCGGCCCGAGCTCGTCACCGGGGATGCGCCCGCGACCGGCGCGACACCGGGCGACCCGGCACCGGCACCGGCAACAGACGCGGCACCGGCACCGGCGACGGCGAGCTCTCCCGCGGTCGGCGCTCCCGAACCGGCAGCACCGGCGAGCGGTTCGCCACCGGCAGCACCGGCACCGGCCGCGCCGGCCGCGGGCGTCACGACGGCCGAGGTACTCGCCGCGATGGGGATTCACGCCTCGGCGGTTCACGTTCACCGCGAGCCATCGCCCTACATCGAGGGCGGCGGGCGAGTGAGCGAGCGGTTCGGGTTCTTCGCCGATCTGTACGCCGCGGGCACGAGGCGCGACGGCGAGGCGGGCCGGCGGGCCGCGCAATTCCAGAGCCAGCTACGCGACTACATCGCCGCGGCGGCGAACGATTCGACGAGCGGCGCGGACCTCATTCCGCCGGCGTGGGGCGGCGCGTGGTATGTCGATCAGATCGCGCAATTGCGCCCGGCCGTGAGCGCGTTCTCGTCGACGAGCATTAGCGACAATCGCCCGTTCCCGGTCCCGCGCTTCAAGGACACGACGCCGGCATCGCTCGTCGGCGATCACGTCGAGGGACAACCCGACCCGCCCGGCGTCGTGAATTTCGATCAGGTCACGGTCACGCCGAAAGCGAAGAGCGGGCGCGCCGAGGCATCGCGCGAGCTACTCGACGCGTCGCCGGCGCTGGCCGACCGCGTGATTTCCGATGCGCTCCGCGAGTCCTATTCACAGAGCACCGAGTCGACGATGGCAGGGGTTCTAGAGGCCGGGGCGACGGCGGGCCCGCCCGGCGGCGCGACGGCGGTCGCGGCCGAGCAAGCGATTCGCGCCGCGCTCGGGACGCTCCCGGGCACGCGGTTCGCGCCCGGGCGCGTGATCCTGCCGAGCTCTCACGTCTGGGCGGCGCTCGTCGGCGCCGATGGGACGGACGGCCGGCCGCTCTTCCCCTACTTGCTCAATGGGCCGACGAACGCGGCCGGCACGACGTCGGCGGCGTACGCGACCGGCTCGATCGCCGGCGTCGAAACTCGGCCGGCGTGGGCTCTCGATCCCGGCGGGATTCTCGTCGGCGCCGGCCCGGCCGACGCGATGAGTTTTGAGAGCTCGATGCTTGAATTCCGATTTCAGGAGAAGAGCGGGCCCGAGCTCGTCGAGTTCAATGTATGGGGCTATTTCGCCGCGGTCGTGTTGCAAGCGCGCGGCGTGATCCTCATTACGTCGACCGTCGCCGGGCTCGACGCCGGCGAAATGGCCGCGCCCGGCAACGGCAACGGCGACAAGAGCTCGGGCGAGAGCAAGAGCTCGGGCAAGTAGCGCCGGGCGATGCCAGAGGGGCCCGTAACCGTCGACGAGGTACGCGACCGCCTCGGCGGCGCGCCCGCGGCCGACGACGCGGACCTACAAAGCGCGCTCGATACGGCCGAGGCTCACGTCGTCGCGTTGCTCGCGCAAGAGTGGCGCGACGCGGCGGCGTGGCCGGCCGATCTTCACGACGGCGTACTGATCGCGGCCGTGCTCACCTATCGCAACGCGGAGAGTCCGACGCCGGCGGCGGCGGTCGACGGTAGCGGCGCGCCGATCGTCCCGCCGATCGCGTGGGATCGCTGGACGCGTCACCGGCTCGCGCAATACCTCACGCCGGGCTCATGGGCGCAGTGACGATGAGCTACCTCGGCGACGAGCGGGCGAAACTGCTCGAGGCGCTCGCCGGCGCCGAGTTCACGACGGCGCCGAACACGGACGCGGTGAAAGCGCTCCCGGCGATCGTCGTCGAGCCGAGCCGCGCCTCGTGGCTCGATGGCGCGGTGGAGAGCGGGCCCGGGCGTGTGGCGCGGTACTCGATCGAGGCGCTCGTCGTCGTGAACGCGCAAGAGCCGATCGGCGCGCTCGATGACCTAGAGGATCACGTCGAGCTCGTGCTCGGGCGTTTGCCTAGGGCGTGGCGATTCGATCGAGCAGAGGCGCCGGTACCCGAGCGAACCCGAGGCGGCGAGATCAACGCGCTCCGCTCGACGCTCACACTCTCGATGCGCTACTCGATCACATAACGAAAGGATCACGATATGGCAGGGTCAGCAGTAATCCTCATGCCGGCAGAGTTCACGGTCACGGTCGGATCGCTTACGGTCGAGTGTCAAGTGAGCGAGGCAACCGTCAAGTTTGACACGACGACGGCGACGATAAAGACGCTGTGCGCCGAGAGCGAAGTGGCGACGGCCGAGAAAGGAACGCTCACGCTCGCCGGGTATCAGGATTTCACCGAGGCGCAAGGGCTCTGCAATTTCCTATGGGAGAACGCGCTCAAGCAAGCGACGTTTGTTATCACGGGCACCGACGCGGCTGGCAACACGGCCGAGCTCACCGGCGATATGCAAGTGCGCCGACCTCCGTTCGGGCCGACCGCCGACGACGCGGCGAAATTCTCGATCGACATTCCCGTGATCGGGATTCCCGTGCTCGTGGTCACGCCGGCCGTACCGTGAGCTCGTGGCGACGATCAAGGTAACGGGACAGGCCGAGCTACATCGCTCACTCAAGGCGCTAACCGCCGACCTCGGCGACCTGTCGAGCCTCAACGGCGACGTCGCGCGCGACCTCGTGTCGGCCGTGAGCTCGCGGGCGCCGCGCCAGTCGGGCCGGCTCGCCGGCTCGTTTCAAGCGATCGGCACGCGTGAGCGGGCGACGGCGAGCTCGTCGCTCGACTATGCGCCGGTGCAAGAGTTCGGCTCGGCCGGGCACAACATCGAGGGCAAGCATTTCGCCGAGGCGGCGCTCACGAGCTCGGCGTCGGGAGCGGAAACGAAATACCGGCGCGGCGTCGAGCGCCTATGTAGAAAGGCCGAAAGATGACGAGCACGAACGGGCCCGGGCCCGGCGAGATACCGCCGGCGCTCGCCGCGATTTCGATCGAGGCGCTAGAGGAACTAGAAGAGCGCACGGGGCGCCCGTTCGGCAAGGTGATCGAAGAGCTCGCGTCGGGCGAGTTCTCGATCGCCACCATGCGCGAGCTCGTGCGGCTCGTCGAGCCCGATCGCGAGCTCTCGACTCTCGGCGATCTGATCGAGGCGGCGCAAGGACTCCTCCCGGGAAAAGCGCCGGGCGAGGCGCAACCATGACCGCGATTCGCGTTCGGCTCGCTCGGGTGTGGGGATGCTCGCCCGTAGCGCTACGCGGGCTCACGGTCGGCGAGCTCGTGGCGATGGGCGAGGTACTCGACGACGAGAGGCGGGCGGCGCGCTAAATGGCGACGAGCCTCACGATCGAGATACTCACCGACGCGGCGAAGGCCGTTTCGGGGATCAACTCGATCGACAAGCGCACACAATCTTTCGGGCAGACGATGAAGGGCGTTGGCGGCGCTCTCGCCGGCGCGTTCTCGACGAAAGAGATAATCGGCTGGGGGCAAGAGGCGCTCTCGGCCGGGCTCAAGCTAAAAGGCGCGATGAAGAATGTCGGGCTCGTGTTCGGCGAATCGGCCGCGGGTGTGAAGGCATGGGGCGAAACGGCGGCGGGCGCGTTCGGCATGACGGCGAGCGAGGCCGACGCCGCGGCGGCGAAGGTCGGCGTTGCGTTGCGCGGGTTCGGGATGAGTACCGCAGAAGCGGCGAGCGCCTCGGAGAAACTCGTGCAGCGCTCGGCGGAAATGGCAAAGGTTCTCGGCGTCGACTCGGCCGAAGTGCTCGCACGCGTCGAGGCGGCGATGCGCGGCCGTACCGCCGGGCTCAAGGATTACGGCGTGCAAGTGGCGAAGGGTTCGGACGCGACGGCGATCCTCAACGCGTTTATGGACCAGACCTCGCAGTATTCGGGCCGAGCAGATACGGCGATGGGAGAATTCCACGCGACGATGGGCAACCTGACCGAGCAGATCGGGCTCGCGCTCATCCCGGTACTAAATACGCTCTTGCCAATCTTTCAATGGCTCGCGAACTGGGCGACACAACACAAGGCGACGTTTACCGCGATCGTGATCGTCGTCGGAGCGCTCGCGCTCGCGTTCTCGATCGCCGCGACGGCGGCGGGAATCCTGGCGGTCGCTCAACTCTCCGTGCTCTGGCCGGTTCTGCTCGTCGTCGGCGCCATCGCCGCGCTTACCGCGGCCGTGATCTTCACGATCAAGTATTGGAACACGCTCGTCGGGTGGTTCCGTACGGCGGTCGGCGCGATCGACGGCGTGATCGACAAGATGGGCCCGCTCATCTTGCTATTCGGCCCGCTCGGCGCGGCGATCGCGGTAATCGAGCATTTCGGGCAAGCTTGGAACGCGGTACATGCGGCCGTGAGCGCGGTGCTCGGCGTGATTCAAAAAGTCGTCGATGCGGTCGGCACCGCGGCCGGCAAGATCGGCGATTTCCTTTCCCATATCCCGCACATTCCCGGGCTCAATATTCCGGGCGTTACGGCGGCGGCGGCGGGCCCGAGCTCTTACGGCGTGAGCCCGTTCGCGCCGGTCGTGTTCGCGCCGGCGATCACGTTCACGGGCGACGTCGGCGACCCGATGCTCGCCGGCCGGCGCATCGTGGGAGCGCTCGAAAAATGGGCCGGGGCGAACGGCCGGCGCCGGATCGCCGCGCTCGTGGGCGCGAACGGCGGCGGCGGCGGCGGCGCGCAAGGTCCGCCCGGGCCCGAGGGCGATCCCGGCCCACAAGGCGATCCCGGCCCGCCCGGCGATCCCGGCCCGCAAGGTCCGCCCGGCGCCGACTCGACCGTGCCAGGGCCCGCCGGCCCGCCCGGCGCCGACTCGACCGTGCCAGGGCCCGCCGGCGATCCCGGCCCACAAGGCGATCCCGGCCCACAAGGCGATCCCGGCCCGCCCGGTGATCCCGGCGCGCAAGGTCCGCCCGGCGCCGACTCGACCGTGCCAGGGCCCGCCGGCGATCCCGGCCCACAAGGCGATCCCGGCCCACAAGGCGATCCCGGCCCGCCCGGTGATCCCGGCGCGCAAGGTCCGCCCGGCGCCGACTCGACCGTGCCAGGGCCCGCCGGCCCGCCCGGCGCCGACTCGACCGTGC